ATAGAACTTTTTTTTTGTGAAGGTTTGAGGTAGGGGGGACCAAAAAGACAATGAGATTGAGGGGGGGTAAGCCTGTTAATAATTTAGTTGATAAGTATTTGCACCTGAAAAAGTGTGAACAAAACGCATAAAAACAAAGCAATGTCGATCAATAAAAAAACCATAGACTCATTCATCGCCCGCAACGGTTTTATCTTCAAAGGGAAAAAGGAAGCGATTGACGAGATTGCAGAGTTTGACGCGAAGCCAACCATTGATGCGCTGATTCACCAGAGCAAGAAAATCACCAAAGAATTAACCGAAGCCGGCCGATACGAAAAGACCGACGACATTTTAATTGAAAGCCTGGTGATGTGCGTTGAGGTTCAGCAAATGGCATTTTGGGATATTAAGGCAAACGGCGTAATGATCTACGTTGACAAGGATAACAAGGTAAAGCAGAAAAACCACAGCATTTCAACGCTCGACCAGATGACCAAATCAATTTTGAACATTTCAGCAAAGCTTGGACTTTCGGCACTCGACCGCCATAACCTGAAATTAGAAGTTAAACAAGCCGACGAACTCGATGATTAAACGCCATGAATGAAAAATACTTCGACCCGCAAAGCCAAACCATCCGATCCGATAATTCAGTACATATTCGCAGCGGCAAACGCAGCGGAGCAGTACAAAACAGATGTCGAGAATGGGAAGATCACTGCATCGAAGTGGATAAAGCTGGCAGTTGCCCGCAGCCGGAAGGACGAGACACGTACCGACATTGAGTTCAGGGCCGAAGCCGTTGCCCGCGTTTACAAATTCTTCTATTATCTCAAAATTTCCAACGGCAAAAAGTACACCCGTTTCATTTTAACATCCTATCAAGCCTGGATTCTCGCCGAAATATTCGGCTGGTATTACGTCACCGGCTCGCGCCGTTACCGTTACGCCCTGCTTTACACCGCCCGCAAATCAGGCAAAACAGTTTTCTCAGTAGGCATCGAGCTATACGTTTTGATCTACGACGAACAGGCAAAGCCAGAGGCATACCTTTGCGCCATCACCCGCGAGCAAGCCGGGCAAGCGCTCGACTACACCAAAGCCACCGTACTCGAATCACCGGCCATGAAAGCCCGCCTGAAGGTCCAGCAATTTCAGATACTTTACCCGAAGAAACACGGCAAATTAAAAGTACTCGCCAACAAGCCACTGGCAAACGACTCGCTCAACCCTTCAGTTTTTATTATGGACGAAATGCACGCCCATAAAACCCTCGAATTCTACAACGTAATGAAATCGGGTATTCTGAACCGCGAAAACCCCATCGGAATAATTACCAGCACCGCCGGGTTCAACAAAGATTACCCGTTTTTCCTGATGGTAGAAACCGCAAAACAAGTACTCGAAGGAACGCTCGACGATGACATCACATTCTATGCGCTTTACACGCTCGACGATGAGGACGACATCGAAGATATTAACAGCTGGGTAAAGGCAAACCCAAACATCGGGGTTACCATACGTCTCGATGCCCTGGTTAAAGAATGGGAAAAAGCAAAACTAACCATCACCGAAAAGAATAACTTCATCACCAAAAACCTTAACCGCTACCTCGACAACAACGAGCAATGGATACCAGACGATATTTATGTTACCGCCTTTAACGAAGTAAAGCTACCACAGCCAGGCACGCGGCCAGTTGCATACATGGGTATCGACTTAGCATCAATCCGAGATATTGCCGCGATAGATATATTCTGGCAAGATGAAGAAACCAAACGTTTCGGCAACATTTCAGAATTTCATTTTCCACAAAGCGAAGATAAAAAAGTGCGAAATTCAGGTATCGACCTAGGCGCGTGGATCGAAAAAGACTACATCATCGAGCACCCAACCGCCACCATCGACCAGAAAATAATACTCGAACGCATTGCTTACTGGCACACCATATTCGAAATACGCCAAATCAACTACGACGAATGGAATTCAGGGTTTATAATTCCTGAAATTGAATCCACCCTATTCATAAATTGCGTAAAATTCAGGCAAACCGCCACCTGGTTTAACATCCCACTGAAGTACATCGAAAAAATATTCTTTGAAAAGATCATCGACATGGGCACAAACCCCGTTATGCGCTGGCAGTTCCGCAACATCGTGCTATACAAAGACGGAAACGGAAACATCAAGATCATGAAAAACAAATCACTCGATTCAGTCGACGGACCGGTAGCCTTTGGCATGGCCGTTGGTGGATGGCTCAACAACAACCACGCCGCCACCGCCGAATTCTTTAAATCATTAATGGGTTAAACCCCGCCAGAGTAATCCGCGTAATCCGTTTCAATCCGCGCCATCTGTAATTCCAAACATATTACAGAAAAGCGCGCAATGAATTTCTTCTCATTCCTTTGGAGCCAATATAAAACCGCATCAGTCAAGCTAGGCACGCAAATGCAAGGCATTGACACAAACGGAGTTAACAACGTACCTGAACAAATATCCACCGTTTTTACCTGTTTCGACAGGCTGAGCGCCGCCGTATCGCGTATGCCTATCAGCATTTTTGCCGACAATCAGATGGGACGAATGGAATTAAAACAACATCGGTTATATTGGCTGTTGAGGTACCAGCCCAACCCATCGCAAAACGCGCAGCAATTTTGGAGCACGGTCGAATTACATGTTAATAAATTTGGAAACGGATTAGTTCGCGCCCACAAAAACGCACAAAGCGCATACGTTCAACGCTTTGAAATTATACATCCAGAACGCATTGAAAACATTACCATTACCGATGGTATAGTTGTTAGTTATAAAATACGCAATGCAACAGGTTCCGGATCGCAGGAAATACCAGCATCAGATATGTTACATTTTCATGATTTGTCTGAAGATGGTATTATCGGACTTCCAAAATTAGAAGCCCTCACCAAGCAAACCAACATCAACCAGCGCGCCACCGCACACATCGATAATTTTCACAAAAACAACGGAGTTCAAACCACTGCGCTCGAAACAAACATGCCAGGTGAATTATCAGGACCAATGCAGGGAGTTTTAATTCAATCCAGAAAAGATTATTTAGAATCGAACGGCGGCCCAACCAACTCCGGAAAACCAATCATGTTACCGGCATTCACCAAAATTGTAAAGCTAACCCAATCGTTTGCCGATTCGCAGCTCATTGAAACCCTGAAATACACCCGCGAAGAAATCGCCGCAGCCTTTGGCATACCGTTATTTATGATCGACGGTTCAGCCGAAAAACTCGACATAGAACAGCTTACCCTTTTATTCCGCACCAACACCATCGGGCCAAAGGTAGCCATGTACGTTGCCGAACTAACCGCCAAACTATTAACCACCGACGAGATCCTGAACAAAGGATTTAAAATCGAATTCGACACCTCAGTGATTATTGAAATGGATTACAGCAAAAAAGTAACAACCATAAAAGAGCAGGTAGTTAACGGACTGATGACCCCGAACGAAGCCGCCACCAAACTCGGAAACAAAACCATTCCGGGCGAATTCGGAAATTACCACTACATGCAGGCGCAATACAACCCACTCGAAAAATTTAACGATTATAATTCACTCCTGAAAGTTGATCCGACATTAAAAACAAACAAGAAAAAAACACCGCCAACACCATGACCACAAAACGCAAACCCATAAGCAGAAACCTCGACAACGAAAAAATAAGCGTTCGGTCCGACGACGACGGGCGCAGATTTATCGAAGGTTATGCGATGATATTTAACCAACGCTCGAAACTAATACGCGAGTGGGGCGAAACATTTTACGAGGTAATTGAATCATCGGCACCCGACAATGTGCTGAAAGATCCGGGGCTCAACACCATTGCCACAGTCGACCACTGGCGAGACAAAATGTTAGGCCGTGTTAAATCGGGCACACTCGTTTTAACCAAAGATGCCCGCGGCCTAAAATACACCATCGAAGTACCCGACACAACACTCGGCAACGACATGTACGAACTGGTAAAGCGTGGCGACTATTTCGAAAGCTCATTCATTTTCACCATTGCCGAAAAAGGAATCCGTACCGACAACTCCGAAGACATCCCGGTAAAATACGTTTCCGATTTTTCAGCATTGTACGATGTTGCGGTAGTTATCGACGGCGCATACGCCAACACCGCCGTAGCCGCCCGCGCCCAGGAATGGGACATTGAAGACACCACCGTAGAGACGCACGATCGTGCGTCTGAAGATGCCGCCGCACTCGCCAACGAATACGACATATTAGAGAAAGAACTTGAAATTATCAATCTAAAAAAATAATCAATCCATGAAACTTTCCGAAGAATTGAAAATTAAAAGGGCCGAAAAAGTTGCACGCATGCAAGCCATTCTCGATGCCCGCAAAGAAAACGGAACCCTCCGCGCCGCCACCACCGAAGAAACTACCGAATACGACGGCATCAAAGCCGAAGTTGCCCGCATGGACACCGACATCTCAGAAGCCGAAGGACTGGAAGCCCGCGGAACTGAAGCCCCACAAACCCGTTCGTTCAACATTGGTGGAAAAGCCGATAAAACGTACAACATCGGAAAAGCCATCCGCGAATATTCTCGCACCAAATCAACAGATTTATTAACAGGTTTGGAAAAAGAACAACACCAGAGATTATTCGAACAGCATAAAGATGCTGAAGGTCTTTTGGTTCCATGGGATCAGGGTATTTCGAAACGTGCATCCGACACCACCACAAACGCAGATTCGATTGACAATACTGTTTATCCTGGTCTTTCAATTATCGGGAAACAGCCATTGTGGGCGCAAATGGGATTCACCGTTTTACCAGGATTACAGGGAGTCCTTAAGTTAGGTGCAAAAGATGCCGACATCGCAGGTCAGTATGCTGAAAAAGCCGACATTACCGCAACATCAAACAAAGCGACATTCAAAGATTTGTCGCCGATTCGTTTTGGTTCAACCGACCTATTTCCCCGCGAATTAATCGCACAGGAAAACCCAGCAGTTCATCAGGCTTACATCAACGATCTGATTTTAGGATGTGATAGAAAATTCACATCATATGTTTATGCTCAGATTTTAGCCGCTGCGACAGCAGTTGATGAAGGCGCATTATCTGTTGCTGGATTTGATGCCCTGATGGGAGCAGTTGAGGCAGATGGATCATTTGTAATGTCACGCTCTACATTTTTCAAAGCAAAAGCCGAAAAAGTAGATGCAGGTTCCGGTAAATTTTTAGTCGAAATGATTAAAGGAAATCAGGGAATTGGAGTTACAACGGATGGTGTTGACGCATTTTATTCAACATTATTTACCGACGCAACAAATGTCAGAAATTTGACTTATGGTGCAATGTCTGAATTATGGGTGGGTATTTGGGGAGCAGTTGAAATTTTGATCAACCCTTACAGTTATCAATCAAGTTCACAAACTCAAATCACAGTTAACAAACTGATGAATGGAGTTGTACGCAACGATGCCGCATTTAGAAAATCGCCAGATCTTGACGCTACCACTTAGTATTTGCCTGAAATAATCATCACACCACAAAAAGGGAAGGGCCGTTATCCCTTCCCTTTTTTATTTCAATTTTATGTACAGACAGGGCATTGCCTGTCTCAACAATCACAACCCATGCACATCATAACCGCCATACCCACCAAAACCAAAACAGGCACACCGGTACCCACCGCAATCGGCAAAAAGCAACTAGGCATTGAAGATAATTTCACCGTCGACGATGATTTTATTGCTGAGAAGATCGCCGCCGCCATCGACAAAATCGAGAACGACACCAACAGCGACGTCCTAGAAACCACCAATGTACTTTTGTTCGTTCCTGAAAATGGGTTTCAATGCTATACCATACCACAAGCCCCATTCCTTTCAGTTACCAAACTCGAAAAACGTGTGGGCGCCACATGGTCAGATATAGCCACAACCGCATACCAGATAACCGCCGGCTTCAGTAAATTCGATATCGAACTACTCGAAAGCATCACCGCCGACCAGTTGCGCCTTACCTACAAAACAGGATATGCCGAAGCCAACACGCCTAAAGTATTACGCGAAGCCGCCCTCCTGAAACTATCCGACATGTGGGATAACGAACGCCAGGGTTACCGCCCCATGACCGTAATGGGACACGACGCTTACGCCTCACTCATCCGGAAACACATCCGCACCTATTGGTAATAACCCGTAAGGTCACGACATGTCGTGACCATACCATAAAAAACAAGTCATGCTAAGCTCACAACTACGCGAACGAATAACAGTTTACAGCCAGGTAACCAGTACCACCAATAAAGGCCAGCGGAATTTAAACTATCGCCTGGCATTTTACGATCGGGCCGATATCAGTTTTGAATCAGCCGCCAACCAGTTTGCCGCCAACGCCGAAGTAATCGGAAAAGTAAACCGCTTTAAAGTTCGTTTTGCCCTGGGCCGCTACCTCGAAACCATGATTATATTTTGGCGCGGCGATTATTACACCATCACCAGCCCCGAGGCCGACGCCCGCAAAACATACCTATACATCAAAGGCACCCGCGCCATGCCAGGAACAATAGAAATCATAGTTTAAAACATATTACAGAAACAGCAAGTGGCAAAAAACGCGGTTATACTTGAATTTACGGGAGTCGAAAACCTGCAACAGATTTTCAATAAACTGCCATCGCAATATTCAAAGAAGCCCATACAAGCCGCATTCAGGAAAGGAGCCGCACCGTTCATAAAACAATTGAAATCGAGTATGCCGCCCGCCCTGAAAAAAGTAAGTAAAGCAATTGCCATAAAAAACGGAAAAGGAGCAACAATATCAGCAGGTATTCAATCCAAAATAATAGGCATTCAGTTAAACGATAAAAATACATACGACGCTTATTTCCCGCTTTACTGGTCGAATTACGGAACGCTTACGCGCCGCGACACAACACATCAATTTAAAAACAAAATAAAAGCACAATCAGCAAACCGTAGGGGAGGAGTAAGGCCCCTATTATTTGTAGAACGCAGCTGGGAACAAACCAAAGCACAGTCAGAACAGATTATACAAAAAGAACTCGTTACACAAACCGAAAAATTTTTAAAAAAATACGCCATCTGATGTTAGCCGACGCACTATACAACACACTGAAAACGATCCTCACCGCTTACCCGGTTATAGGAGCACCCGACGCCGCCGCGCCATTTTGCACCTATGCCGTTGAGCCTACACCCATACGCACCAAAGACGGCATAGTAGGTTACACGCAAAAAGTACGCATTGCCATTGTCGACGACGACATCGACGCCATCGAAACAAACAGCAACAGCATACGCGCCGCCATAACCTCGCTCGACGGAACCACCACCGATTCAACCATCATCAACATGGTACTACTCAATTTCGAAAGCGGCTCAATCTTTAACCAGGATTTCAACATTTTTCAAAATACACTCGAATTCACATTCGACACCGATACCAGATGATTTGTACAGACAAGGCAATGCCTTGTCTCTGCCTAAAATATAAATAATCACAATTCTAAATTTAAACACCATGGGAACACGTGTAAAAGGATACAACATCATCCTGAAATTAAACGGAAAAAAAGTAGTAGGAGTCACATCCAACTCATTCGGCATTAAACCGAAAATCAAAGAATCGCTCATTAAAGACGACTTAGGCAACAGCCAGTCCGAAAACTTTGGCTACACCGCCGATTTTGTCATATCCGGATTAATGGTTATCAACGCCACCGGCGAAGAAACAACTTACATGGATGTTGTCGATTTGCGTACAGCCACCAAAGAAGGCACAATCACCCCGTTCGTTTACGGAGGTTTTGCCGCCGGAGCCGCCACCGAATCAGGCAACCTCATTATTACCGATTACAAAGAAGATACCGACTCTGAAAATGTAGGTACCTATTCCGTATCGGCATCACTTACCGGAGCAATGACATCCGGAACTTACAGCGCAACATAAAATTGGTACGGGCGGCCCTTAGTGGCCGTCCTTTTATTCAAAAAAACTACTACAATGAAAAACGACTATATCGAAATTAACGACAAAAAATACAGGGTAGAATTTAACTGGAATGCCATAACCGATTTTCTCGAATCGGAAGGATTACAGCTAACCGATGCCGACGACCTGAAGCAATTAAAACCGCGCCAGGTTACCGGCTTAATTTACGCCGGAGTGGTCGAAGGATGCCGCATGGATGCCATCGAATTTCCATTCTCGAAACTCGACTTTGGTGCCATGATCTCGCCACCACAAGTAGGCGAATTGTTGCTCATCTACCAGCGCCACACCACCATCAAAAAATCGCCGTCCCCTGAGCGCGAAGGGGTCGAAGGGGAGCAAAAAAAAAGATTCATGAGGTTTCGCCGGAAAAGTTCTTCCAATTAGGCGTATGCCTTTGCGGTTTAACACCCACTGAGTTTGGGGAGTGCCGCTTAAAAAACTTTTTCCTGATTTTAGAACAATGCCAGGAGCTACGCCAAAACGAATACAGAAACCACGCCGAGCTCATCAGGTTACAAACAACAAGGCTGGTAAACATGAGCGGACGGTCACTAAAAGAAGGTGAAAATTTAACCCCTCAGGAACTTTGGCGATTCGATTGGGACGTAGAGACGCACGATCGGGCGTCTGAAAACGAAACCATGACCGACGAACAGATCCTCGCACACAACGCCAGGCTAGCCGCAATGCTTTAAAAAATGATAAATGATAAGTTGTAAATGGTGAAAGAAACACATTTATAATTCATAATTCATAATTTATAATTTCAAAAATGGGCGATACAGTAACAAACCTCAAAGTTCGATTTGGTGCCGACACCAAAAATTTTAAAGCCGATTTAGAATCCGGAAAAGCCGCTGTAACCAATTTTACAGGCGCAGCCTCCGGAGCTTTTGGCGAATTCGCCGCACTGTTTGGTGTCGATATGGGTATGATTCAAGGGCAATTGGCCGCGACCAACAAATCGTTGGCATTGCTTTCAGGAGGCTTTAAAGGAGCCACCGCCGGA